CTCCACCCGGCGAGCCAAGTTGGTGAAAAAAGGCTGGCGCATTGTGCCGGCTTCGGAAGATCCTACTGATGTGATGTGGGCTGATTTTGTGAGAGATCAGCTCATCAACATGACCGGCTCGTTTGAAAAAGATTTAGAAGCGATGCTGACCGCAGTGGGACGTGGTTTTTCGTTGACGGAAATCAATTACAAGTGGGTCAATTGGCGGGGCAGGCGACTGGTGGGGCTGGATTCGCTGCGGTGGAAGGACCCGAAACTGTTTTCGTTTAAGTTTGATGAATTTGGGCATTATAAAATAAACCAGATCGATCCGACTATCCAGGGCGTGGAGCTGCCCTCGGAAAAGTTCATTCACATCATCATGGGGCCGGACGATGAGAACCCGTATGGCAAGAGCGCCTCGGCGGAGTGCGCTTTCTGGGTCTGGGTGAAAAAGAACGTGGCGAAGTTTTGGGCGATCTTTGCTGAAAAATTTGGAATGCCACTCGCCCAGGTTGTGATTCCCCGCAATGTCGAACCGGGCTCGGAGGGATATACCAAGATTGAAGAAATTCTCGAAGGCATTCAGGAGGATACCGGCATTCGCGTGCCCGAAGGTTTTGAGGTTAAGTTCTTAGAAGCGATGCGCAATGGCGAGGCGGGCTATGAGAAATTTATTGCGACTTGTAATTCTGAAATATCGAAACGGGTGTTTGGCGCCACGCTGATTTCCGAGGAGGGGAAACGAGGGCAAGGTTCTTATGCATTGGGAGCGGAGCATTCGGATATTCTTGAGGAGTATATCACGTTCGATGCGGCGGTACTGGAGGCCGGTATAAGTGAGCAGCTCATCCGCAGGTGGATGAGGAGTTACAATGTTGAATTAGAAAATTATCCCCGGTTTAAATTTGTCGAATTTTCACCGGGGCTATTTATCACCTTAAGCCAGTCGGTTGCCAATTTGGTCAATACGGGATTGAAGATCCCGGAGGATTGGGTATATGAGCAGTCACACATCCCGAAGCCGAGGGAAGGCGACAAAGTATTGGAGATGGCTCAGCCAGCAGGCGGTGGATGGCAGACTGGCGGCGGGGCACAGCAGGATCAGGGTCTGGATAATAAAGCAAAGATGCAGGCATTTGTTGAAAGTCTCCGAGAAACTTTCAAAGAAGATTCAGAGGCAAGTGCGATCTTTAGTTCGCTTGACCGATTATCTGAGCGATACCGGGATTTGATGGCGGGTGAATTTGATGCGCTGGCGGAAATGATCAAAAAAAAAAGGTTAACACAAAACCAGAATTAATAAAATATATCGAATCAAATTTGCCGGATCAGGCGGATGCGATTTATATCGTTTTGGTTCTTTCACAATTGATTGGTAGGTATGAAATTCAAAAACAGATCGATGCGAAACGCCGTGGAAAATTCGTAGAGAAAATTCATGAATTTTCTCTACGTGAAATTGAATTTTTCGCCGAATATGATTTGCCGGATATTTTGGATCGTGCCCTGAATTGGTTTCGGTCTAAAGGCGTGATCGATAAATTGCGATTTATCAAATTGGCGGCTGAGGAACGGTGGAAATCGTTCACCGTGGCACGCGTGGGCGATGAAACGATTCTGGAAAAGATCAAGGAAAAAACCACTGAGGCGCTGGAATCTGGGATAGGGATTGACGAATTCAGGGGGGACATCGACAAAGTGTTTGACGCTGTGGGCGTGTCCCGCCTGAATCCGTTTCACCTGGATACGGTTTTTCTGACGAATACCTTTTCCGGCTATGGTGAAGGGCGCAAGCAGGTGATCGATGAATTATCAGAAGATGAATTCCCGTTGCGCCAGGTGAGTACGGTCGGAGATGGACGAGAATCAGAGGGCGGTCGGGTTCGAGACGCTCACGCTGATTTACATGAATTTACAGCGCCGAAAGATGACCCGATATGGAATTGGCTGAGAACTCCGTTTTCGTATCGCTGCCGGTGTATGATTGTGCCGGTGCATGTGAGTGAGGGATTATCGCCGTCAGGTTATATTCCTGATGTGCGAGGGAAAAGAGGATTTGATTTTTTGAATTAAAACGAAATTAATCGTTTTTCATTATCGGGATTTCGTGGAATTGATAGAATATCACAATTGTGATAATGTTCGACAGGGAAATAGACAAATTTTGATGTCCACATGGTAAAGGCGATGTTCTCAACGAACATCGTAAATAACGAGCCTGAATCGTTTTCTGATGGACGAACAAGGTCATTACCATCGATGACAATATGTTCGACATCTTCCCATGTTTCATTGTTTTTGGCAAGATGTTCATCTAGAATGTCTTTAAAAGTTTTCATGTGAAAATATACAAAAAGAAGTGATAAAAAACAAGTAGAATTTTAGGACGTGCGAGGGAAAAGAGGATTTGATTTTTTGAATTAAACCGAAGGGAACTGAAATGTTAGCAAAACTGAAAATTAGAGTTGTTTGTCCACATTGTAAAACAATCATGTCGGAATATTTTGATGATGATCATAACGAAAAAATATTTTGCAGTGTTGAAGATTGTGAAAATTATGGAGTAACATATAATTCGCCTGAAATATTTATTAATCTTGAAGAAAAGAAAAAGATAGTTTTAATCGGAGATAAAAATGCTTAACACTTTTTCAGAACATAAATCAACCAAAAACGAAGATGGAACTTTCAACATATTAGACGTTCCGATCTTTGAACTGGGGGAACATCGTGGTCAAAAATATGACCAGAAGTGGATGACCGAAGCCCTGAGTAATTTTACCAGTTTGAAAACTGAAAAAAAATTCCTGCCACGCGTGATAGTCGGTCATACCAACGACAAAGAAGAAAAGCCAGCCGTGGGATTTTTAGACAATCTCAAAATAAAGGGCGAAACCGTGTATGCGGATCTCGTTAAATTGGCTCAGAAAACGTTTGACGAGATAAAGGCGAATGCGTGGCCAGGCCGTAGCGTGGAAGTAAATCCCGCAAAGAAAAAATTTACGGCAATGGCATTCCTGGGCGGCACAGAGCCGTATTTCCAGTTTGAGCCAATCGATGTGAAGTTCGAAGCGGACCCGGATGGACAATGGATTAATTTTGATGCGTCCGTAGAGACGATTCACGAATCGTCTTTACGGCCAGATGACAAAAAAAATATCATCGAATCCATCTGGTCAAAAATGTTGGAGTTTTTCACTGAATCTAATAAGCACGGAGACACGGAAATGACACCACAAGAGATTCAAAAGATGATTGATGACGCTATCCAGGCAGATCGCAAAGGCCAGGAAGCGAAATTCAATGAAAAAATGGACGAAGTTTACCAGGTGAAGTTCAAGGAACAATTCGGCAAAGACCCGAAAACATTCCTGGCTGACATCGAAAAAGATAAAACCGTGAAATTCGAGGAACGCAAAAAAGCCGCTCTCGATTCACTGAAAACCAAATATGGCATGGTTCCGAAATTGGTCGATGGCTATCTTGCCCCGATTATCGATGCAATGGGCGGCATTGAGGATCAGCCGATTAAGTTCGCTGCGAATCAAGAGGGCGACATTTTCAAACTGCTCGATAAATTCGGAGGGGCACTGGCAGAAGGGTATGAAAAAGACACCCTGTTCGTCGACCTGACTGAAACCGCCAAATTTGGCGGGGACGAGGGCAATCCCAATTTGAAAAAAGGTGCGGAACGTTATCTTGATGCGTCTGAGGAAGAAATGCAGCAATATCATACAGAAATTCAGAAATATGCTGATATGCATAAAATTCCTTACGATCAGGCAGCCGCAAAGGTTTTGGCGGGGAAAAATTAATGAGATTCCTGTATTCACAGGAATGACAATTTAGATTAATATTTTTGGAGATAAATCACATGAAGGCAAGACAACCACGTGGTGAAAATGATACCGTGACGATTGTCGCTGCTGCTGCCATTACCGGGAAACGCATGGTCACCGCATTGGGAACCCATGCCGCGGCACATGAGGCTGTTGGCGTGGCATTGCACGATGCCGATGATACCACGACAGTTTCGGTTGGCGTGGCGCCCATCGAAATGGTGGAAGCGGGCGGAACATGCACCGCGGGCGGCGGGCTCAAGACCGATTCATCGGGGCGAGTTGTGAATCAGGGCGGATCAGGCATTATCGTTGGCTATGCCCTGGATTCAGCAACAACCGCGGGTGAATTCATCAGAATGTTGCTGGTCCACGGCGGTAACACCGCATAAAAAAAACAAACATTTCTTTTGGAGATAAATCACATGAAGGCAAGGCAGGTTTTAGGCGAAAACGATGTCCTGACATTAACGGCTGGTGAAGCGATTACCGCATTTCGCCTGGTCGATACCGAAGGCAAGCACACCGTCAAGGTTGAGGCCGTTGGCGTGGCGCTGTTCGATACCGATTCTGGCAGTGTTATCTCTGTTGGCGCCGCTCCCATCGAAGTGGTGGAAGCGGGTGGAACATGCACCGCGGGCGGAGGGCTTTCCAGCGATGCAGACGGTAAAGTGGTCAATTATTCCAGTTCCGGCATTATCGTTGGCTATGCGCTTGACACCGCATCGTCAGGATATATTCGAATGTTACTAACGCACGGCTGCAAGTCAGCATAATTTTGGAGAATAGAACATGAAAGGTAGACAAGTTCGAGGCGAGAACGATACCGTCACAATGGTTGCTGGCGAAGCGATTACAGCCTTTTGTCTGGTCAATGCGTTGGGATACCATGAAGCGGAAGATGAAGCCGTTGGCGTGGCATTGCACGATACAGACAGTGGGTCGAATATTTCAGTCGGCGTGGGACGGATCGAGGTCGCACTATCCGGCGCAGCCGTAACCGCCAACACACCAGTCGAGACAGATGCATCTGGAAAATTGATTGATTATTCATCCGGGATCGTGGTCGGTTATTCCATCGATGCAACGACCGATGCGGATCAATATCTGAGATTTCTTTTGGTGCACGGCGGCAGTGCGGCATAAAAAGTTTAAAGTTATAAGTTCATAAAGTTTATAAAGTTTAAAATTTGGAGATATAACGATGGCAAATAGATTAACCACCATTCAGGGTTCAACAAATCCGATCCTGAGCCAATTTGCAAAGGGATATAAATCGGCGACCAGGATCGCCCGATTGGTAGCCCCGACAATCCGCAGTTACACCGAGAGCGGAACGTATTACATTTTTGGAAAAGAGGGTTTTCGCATTATCGATACCGAACGGGCATTGCGAGCAATGTCAAAACAGACTGATTTTGCAATCAGCAGCACGACCTATCGCTGCGTGGAACATGCGTTGCATACTCCGCTCGATTACAAAGAAATCGAAGCGGCGCAGAAATATGGCGCTTCGGCTGTATTGAGTCTCGAACAGCGAGCCATTAATTATGTACAAGGATTGCTGGAAATTGAATTGGAAAAAGCAGTTGCCGATATTATGTTTTCAACGACATATTATTCAGGCAATTATCTCACAATGACCGGGGACGATCAGTGGAGTTCAGCCAACAGCGATCCATTGGGTCAAATCGCAACCGGAATTCAGGCGGCACGAGCCGACATGGGAATCGAACCGAATACCTTGGTGCTCGGATACGCCCCATATTGGGCGCTGGCACGACACGCCCAGATCAAGGCGATGATTTCGGATAATGTTTCCAAACCGATTACTGTGACCGCTCAGGACCTTGCCAACCTGTTACGGCTGAAAAATGTATTTGTCGGGCAGGCAGCCTACACCACGGACGCGGGCGTATTCACCGATTTGTGGGGCGATTATGCCGCTATGATCTACCTTCCCGATAACATGGAAATGCCGGAAGGAACCACTCCGCACACCCTGATCATCGAGGAGGAGGGGTATCCCGAAGTGAAAACCTATCCAGATAAAAAGGTGAAGTTCTACGAAGTCACCCGGAAATATCTGGTGAAAAATGTCGATAATACCTTCGGGTATTTGATGACTGACCTCGTTGCGTAAAATGAAGGGTAAAACCGATGTATAAAATTCTGAGAAACATACAATGGTGCGGCAAAACATTCACTGAAGGCATGTTTTACGATTTTCCCGAAGCGACACGCCCGGAACAATTGGATGCGTTAGTTGCCAAGGGATTGATCGAAAAAGCGCCGGAATCCAAAAAGGCTGCGCCAGTACAGGGAAAACCAATACCATCAAAAACAGAAACCAGGCATAAAAAGGGTCGTAGATAATGCCGGCATATTGCGCTTATACCCGCGTCTTGAATGACCTGCCATCGAGCTTACCGAGTTCGCTGACTGCGAGCACGTATGCATTAATCGTGACATATATCGGCGATGCATCTGGCGAGATCGATGACCGGGTCGGGAAAAAATGGGCGAGGCAATATAAAACCAGTACCCAGAAATTTCCCGACATTACCGACTCCCCTGCCACTCCAAAGCTGGTGGAACTGTGTGCGGTGTATCTCACGCTGTCATATTGTTTCGCCAAAATGGGCGAGGATAACCGGGGCGATGAGGACGCGGGTCGGCTGCCGTTAAAAGTCTATTATCGGAAATTGGCAGAGGACATAATGCAAGAGATTGCATATAGCGATGCTGTGGATCTGAATATTACGACTGAGAATAAGTTCGATTATCAGGAGAAATATCCAGATGACGAAACCGAGTACGACCGGATTTTCACAAATGATGAATTGGATAAATATTCGTACATTTAAAAAAAACGTATCCGTAGAGACAATTCATGAATTGTCTCTACGATTACCGGAGGATAATAAAAACAATGTTCAAATTTATAAATAATAAAAAATTGACCAATATTCTTTTGCTGTTGATCGTGGCGATTTTATGCATGGGTGCAGTGAAGGAATACAAGCGGATTACCAATCTGCGGGTCAAGGGATGGCTGTTCGGCGATACCACCTGGAGCGGATTGGAAACCGTGGCGAATGTGGCTGCGGTGGATACCGTGGTTGTGGCTGGCATCGATACCACATGCTATGTTTTTATCACGCCTATCGATGTCACGCCCAAAGCGCCGTTGTATGCCAATATTAGTCGCAACGGCGATTCTATCTTTGTGAATTGCGATTCGACACTGGCAGTTACCAACAAATACAATTGGATGGTTATCAGGCCTTAAATTAATTCGTAGAGAAAATTCATGAATTTTCTCTACGAATTTGGGAATAGAATGGACGTACAAATTCAACATAATTTTGGCACGGTTATCAGTGGGATGCTGGCGAAATCGCAAGACTTTCGCCAGCCGCTTACGGACTTTTACGGATGGATGATCCGGCGCACCAATTTGACATTTTCGAAGCTGGGTAAGCGGGGCAATTCCACTGCATTCCGTGAAACATTGTGGAATTGGTTTGCGCCGCAATATACCCGCAAGGATGGAACGGTTGTCCCGGCTGAGGGAGGGATTGCAAAGGTGCGAGGGTCTGGCGCTGTAAAAGGTCGCTTGCGGCATTCAGGAACACGCGTGACAAGTCGGTCGATGATGATGCGGGATCGGCGAACATTAGAGCAATCAACATTATCTCGTTTTCGAGTTGGTAATAATTATTTGATAGCCCAGACGCCGATCAAATACGCCAAATATCAGCAGGCAAAAAGACCGTTTGCCTTCATGGTCAATGAAGATGTTGAATTTTTAAGAAAACAGATTTTAAAACATTTAACAACCTG